GTAAGCGTTACCTTATGGATAAAAAGACTCCAGAAGAGATTGCAAAGGAATGCGGAGCCAGTGTTGAGACTATCTATGTATACCTTGCTAAATTTGGATTAAGGAAATCAAAAAGATGAAAAAGATTAAATATCTTATGTTTATATTATCATTAGTAACTGCAGTAGGATTTGTAACTGCAATATCTGCACTTAAAAACATTCCAGAATCTTTTGACTGGAACCTAGAGGAAGATGAAGATGAGAATTATTAAGCATTTTATAGATGTTGCAAAGGCTCTTACACAAAGACTATTCTGTAAGCACAAAGAGTCTTCAATATCATCTTGCCCATTTACTGGTAGAACATATACAACATGTTTAAATTGTTTTAAAAGATTAAAAGTTGAGGTAACTCCGTGAGCGACAATCTTCATATTACTGTTGATCAAGTAAACCATCCTGTCCATTACACATCAGATCCTTCTGGGGTTGAATGTATTCAAATTACTAGACATAGAAACTTTAATATTGGTAATGCATTCAAGTATTTATGGAGAGCAGGGCTTAAAGATGAAGCAAAAACTATTCAAGATTTAGAAAAAGCCATATTCTATATTAAGGATGAAATAAATAGATTAGAGGGAAAGTATGTCAAGTGAGGCAGAACTTATTCAGCATCTTGATGAAGTTAATCAAGTAGTTACTGAATACCTTAAGGGTAACGATCCAACAGTTATATCTAAAGAGTTAGATATTCCAAGAACTCGTGTTGTATCTTTAATTAATGAGTGGAAAGTTATGGCATCTGCCAATGATGCTATCCGTGCTCGTGCTAAAGAGGCTTTGGTTGGAGCAGATACACACTATACAAAGTTAATTACTAAAGCATACGAGGTTATTGATGAAGCAACTCTATCAACAAACCTTACAGCAAAGACTGCTGGAATTAAATTAGTTTTAGATATTGAGTCAAGAAGAATTGACATGCTTCAAAAGGCTGGCCTTCTTGAAAATAAAGAACTTGCTGAAGAGATGATTGAAATTGAAAGGCGACAAGAAGTTCTTGTTGGAATATTAAGAGACATTGCTTCAGAGCATCCAGAGGTTCGTGACATTATCATGAAGAGGCTTTCTGCTATTGCAAAAGAAGGAGAAGTGATTACTGTTGTCCACGATGTTCAATGATTTTCTTGAGGTATTAAAAGAGAATCATTTTGTTGAAACCCCAGTTGATGTAAAGACATTTGTCCAGTCACCTGACTATCTTGGTCAACCACTTTTATCTGATATCCAGTACGAAATTGTTGAGGCAATGAGCCAAATCTATCGTAAAGAAGATTTGATAGAGATTATGGGCGATGTTGAAGGAACCAAGCACTTTAATAAGTATACAAAGAATGAACTAATTCTTCAACTTGGCAAGGGTAGCGGTAAAGATTTTATTTCAACAGTAGCCTGTGCATATGTAGTATATAAACTACTGTGCCTTAAAGACCCAGCAATTTATTTTGGTAAGCCTGCAGGAGATGCTATTGATATCATTAACGTTGCTGTTAACGCACAACAGGCTAAGAACGTTTTCTTTAAAGGTTTTAAAACAAAGATTGAAAAGTCACCTTGGTTTGCTGGAAAGTATAACGCAAAGGCTGACTCAATTGAGTTTGATAAAGCAATTACTGTTTATTCTGGACACTCAGAAAGAGAATCTCATGAGGGTTTGAACTTACTTATGGCAGTACTTGATGAGATTTCTGGTTTTGCAAGTGAGGTTGTATCTGGAAATGAACAAGGAAAAACTGCTGATAATATCTACAAAGCATTTCGTGGAACAGTAGACTCTCGTTTCCCAGACCTTGGTAAGGTTGTTTTGCTTTCATTCCCACGTTATCAGGGAGACTTTATTTCTCAACGATATGAATCTGTTATTGCCGATAAAGAAACCATTGAACGCAGACATACCTTTATTATGAACGAAGACTTACCACACGAAGATCCAGGAAATCAATTTGAAATCTCATGGGATGAAGATAACATTCTTCAATACAAAATTCCAAGGGTATATGCATTTAAAAGACCTACATGGGAAGTAAATCCAACCCGTAAGATAGAAGACTTTAAATTGGCTTTCTATACAGACCTTGGTGATGCTATGATGCGTTTTGCATGTATGCCAACCTATTCCTCTGATGCTTTCTTTAAACAGATTGACAAGGTTGAGAAATGTATGAACACTAGAAACCCACTAGATTCATTTAGAAGGTTTGACGAAACATTTGTACCAGATCCAGATAAGACATATTATATTCATGCTGACCTTGCACAAAAGCACGATAAGTGTGCGGTAGCAATTGCTCACGTAGATAAATGGGTAAATATCCAAGTAATCAAAGATTACGAACAGGTAGCACCAATTGTAGTAGTAGATGCAGTTGCCTGGTGGGAGCCAAGAGCAGAAGGTCCTGTTAATCTATCTGAAGTTAAGCAATGGATTATGAATTTACGTAGACAAGGTTTTAATATTGGCATGGTTTCATTTGACCGTTGGCAATCATTTGATATTCAGAATGAATTGCAAGCCGTTGGAATTAGGACAGAGACAGTATCTGTTGCTAAGAAGCACTACGAAGATCTTGCTATGATGATTTATGAAGAGCGTGTTTCTATTCCAAGAATCCCTAACCTATTAGAAGAAATGTCAGAACTTAAAATCATGAAGGGTAATCGTGTAGATCACCCCCGCAAGAAATCTAAGGACTTGGCTGACGCTGTAACTGGAGCGGTATTTGGAGCAATATCACATACACCAAAGAATAATAATACTGAGATAGATGTCCATACTTGGTCTTCTTCTGCACGACTTGCAGAGAAAGACAAGGGTATGGTAGAATTAGATAATCGGAAAATGCCTGACGATGTTAGGGATTTTTTGGATGGTTTTAATTTAATTTAACATTGTGGTCAAATGACCACATAAACTAACAAGGAGAAGGAATGAATTCATTTAAGAAGATTGCCCTTGCCGTGGCTGCAGCCATGACTTTGGGAACAGTCGTAGCAGCGCCTGCTAATGCTAACACTATGTCAGTTGTAGCAACAACATGGAAAGCATCGCTATCGCCTGCAGATTATGATGCTCCAGCAACTGTTGGCACATCACTAACAACTGCAATCGTACGTCCAGTACCTGCAGACAATACAATTGACAACACAGATGTTGTTCGATTGGTAGCAACAGTTACTGCTGGAACAAGCGTAACTGCAACTGCTACAAACGCAACAATCGTTTCAGCATTGCACTCAACTGCTGCACCAGTAGGAGCATCGTCAGGATCATCATCTTTGACAGTTGCAACTGGCACAGGAACAACTGCAACATTTTATGTCTACACAAAGACAACAGCAATCGGAACAGTTGTAATTACAAATGGTCCAGTAACAGTTACATATTATGTACAGGGTACTGCTGGTCTAATCAATAACCTATCAGTTTCTGCACCTGCTTCAGGTGCTGCTGGTACAAAGCAAGACATTCTAGTTACAGCAACAGACGTATTTGGAAATAAGATTTCTGGTGCGTCAATCGCTGCAACTGTATTTGCTGCTACAGCAACAGTTGACACAGCAACAGTAACAACTGGTGCTACACTAACAGACTTTGGAGTTGCAAAGTTTACTGCAACACTTCCAACTACTGGTACACGCTCACTAATTATGTTTGCACCAACAGTAACAAGTCCAGTGTCAACAACTGCTGCAGATGTAGTTGGTCTAACTGCTCGTACACTTGCACCGTTTGCAGAGATCGCAGTTCGTGATCTAGTATCAGAACTTGCTGCTGAAAAGGCTGCAAAGGATGCAGCACTCGCTGCTAAGGCAATTTCAGATGCTGCAGTCGTAAAGGCTGCTGCAGATGCTGCTGCTGCTAAGGTTGCTTCAGATGCTGCTCTTGCAGCAGAAAAGGCTGCTTCTGTAAAGGCTCTTGCTGATGCAAAGGCTGCACACGATGCAGTTGTCCTTGCTAAGGATGCAACTATCGCTAAGTTAACAGCAGATAATGCTGTAGCACTTAAGTCAATCAAGGATGCTTTCAATGCACTTGCAAAGAAGTGGAACGTAAAGAATCCAAAGGCTAAGGTTACTTTAGTCAAGTAATTAGTCCAACAACTAGGGGAGCCATTAATTTGGCTCCCTTTTTTGTTATATTATTATGTCTAACTGAATAATTTGATATAATAAGCAAGAGGAGAGTCCACCACTTGAATAAACTCTTGCGTATATCTACGGTTATTTTACTTGCTTTTGGATGGTTATTTATAGCACCAACAGAGGCTAATTCAGACGACCCACTAACAATTGCAGCCCAAGAAATACAAGAACTAAACGACAGCGTAGACGACCTTGGATACCAGGATGAATTTATATCCCTAATTGAAGAGGCAGAAGATAAGTATGACCTTGCCGTATCTGCAAAAGAAACCCAGACTCAGACCTCTGACCTGTATGACAACTCCCTTGACCTAAAAGCAACGGCACTTGAAGAAAAAGACTTAGCCCAATCAGCAGTAGACGGACAAACAGTAACAGTAGCCACTGCTTTAGACAATAAAAATGATGCCTACGATGCACTTGGAGTAGCCAACATTAATCTTTCAAACGCTCAGCAAGCATTAGACAGTGCTGGTTCTGCTGGTTTGGCATACGATGTTTATAGTCTAATTAGAGTTAATGGGCTTGCAGCCACAGATCAATTCTTATGTAGTGGAACAATAAATGGAAACTATATGACTCGTCCAGTTTGCGGTAATAGATACGAAAACTTTATAGTTAAATTTACTGGACAGATAACAGTTCCTTCATGGTTTACACAAACCTACTTTGCGGGATATACAGATGATGGTTTTAGAATGTATATAGATGGCCAACTTGCCGTTAACAACTGGGTAGAGCAGGGGACAACTTGGAGTGACTACTCTCCCGTATATGATGTTAGTGAAGACAAAACTTTAGATGTAGAAATATGGTGGTATAACGGTGGAGGACCAGGTTCCTATCATCTTGGCTGGGCTATCCCTGGAGGATGGACTGGTGCAGGTTGTGACTATGCTGGCAACCCAAGAGTATGGGGACAAGACTTTAGTTGCAATCTTAATACATTTTCTCATGGATCTGGAGCAACCCAAGAACAAACAAACGCCTACAACAACGCACTTGCTGCAAAGAACTCAGCCCAAGATGTATATAATGATAAATTAAATGTTTATAACCAAGCAGTATCAACACTTAATGGTTACAATCAAACACTAACTAATAAAACAAATGAGTATAACAACGCAGTTTTAAATGTTGCAACGGCATTGCAAAATAAAAACAATGCTATTAGCGCATATAATCAAGCAATTAATAATGTCAACAGCGCAATTGATGATGCATGGCGTTATTATGACGAGCAATCACAAAGAGAAATTCAATCTGCTATTGCACAAGCAGCAGCCAATGCTGCAGCCAATCAGCCTACCCCAGAACCAAGCCCAGAGCCAACTGCTGAAGAGCCACCTACTCCTGAGCCAAGTCCAGAACCAACACCAGAAGAGCCTCCTACACCAGAACCAAGCCCTGAACCTACAGCAGAAGAGCCACCTACTCCTGAGCCTTCTCCAGAGCCTACAGTGGACCCTACAGACGAGCCTACCCCTGAGCCTACCCCAGAGGAACCACCAACTCCTGAGCCAAGCCCAGAACCAACTGAAGAGCCTGCCCCAGAAACTACTGAAGAGCCTGCCCCAGAACCATCTCCAGAACCTGGACCAGATCCAAAACCAGAAGAGAATCCTTGGAATGAACCAGATGTGGAAATTACTGATGAGGTATTAGCAGCCCTTGTTCCTGAAAAGGGAACTGGAACAGAAGAAGATTTATCTAATGTTATTGCTAACCTTACAAGTAGTGATAATAAGTTAGTTACTCTTTCCCCTGAACAAGTAACAGCAGTTAGCCAAACACTTAGAGCCTTGACTCAAGAAGCAAAGGCTGAGGTTGCAGAAGACCTTGGCATTAAGCCTTCAGAGGTTGCACAAATTGCTGAGCAGATGAAGTCTAACCCAGCACTGGCAGAAGCATTCGTTGAGTTTACAGATAGAGAGGCGGAGGCAGGAGAAACTACAATGCCATTTACATTAGCAGATGCAGTAACAGAAGTACAAACAGAAGCATTCTTGGCAGACCCACTTGGAGCGGTATTTGCGGTGGACCCAGTAGAACTACTATCTAATTTCTCTGAATTAGGTATGGATATGACAGATGATCAGAGAGAAAAAGCGCAAGAAGTAATTGTCCCAGTGATCATCGTATCACAAATTGCAGGGGCAGTCATAAGGAGGAACAAATGAAGATAATCAAAAAGATGTTTAATCTTATAGGCAAGGCAATTAAGGGCTTGGCTAAATGGCTTAAAGACGCGGGAATGGAGCTAATTGCCCAGGCATTCACCCTCCTAGGCTTCTTTATCGCATGGCTAACTTTGACGGGCTCAGCTAGAGATATTGTTGGAATTGCAGTATTAATAACTACTGTAATTTGGCTAATAACTATACCACTTAGAAAAGACGATAAATAGTGTATAATTGTACTATGAGGAAAATATTTTCTATTGCTTTAGCAGGCTTACTAATGATATCATTAAGTGCATGTTCACCAGACTCTTTAAATAGATACCGATATCCATGCCAAGATCCTAAGAATTGGGAAATTGCAGAATGTAATCCTCCAGAATGCGAAGCTACGCAGACTTGCACAAAAGATGTAATAAAAATTACACCTAACACACCAGAACAGGAAATAACAAATGGCTAAACAAAAACTAACGCCCGCAGATTTAGATGCTCGATTAAAGTTTATTCTAGGAATAACTCTTGGAAGTATTCTTTTTATGACAGCTCTTGGAATTATCTATGGGCTGTTGTTTGTAACACAACCTATTGGAGCTCAGTCAGAAAATGACAAAATGTTCTTCAATGTTCTAGGTAGCATTGCAACATTTATTACAGGAACACTTGCAGGAATTCTAATTGGTAACTCAGGCGCTAAAGATATTATGGCAGCACAGATACAAAATAAAGAAGTAGATGCAAAAAATACACAGGCAGATAAAAAATTAGAAGCAGAAATTGATGCAACTGCAGCTCGTTTGGCAGCAAAGCCAGATGGAGCAATGCCAGAAGAGCAACCAGTTGATCTAGATTGGGATAAAGACTAATGGCAGAACAAGGTACAGCAGCTCGTCTAATAGAAGTTGCTACAGCAGAGCTAGGAACTATTGAAGGTCCTAAAGACAACGAAACTAAATACGGTGCTTTTATGAAAGCAAACTTCCAACCATGGTGCGGAAGTTTCGTAAACTGGTGCGGGTCAGAATCTGGCGTAAAGATTCCTAATACTGTTTACACACCAGGAGGTGCAGCAGCATTTAAAAAAGCTGGTGCTTGGATTGATGTAGATGTTGCAGATCCAGAGCCAGGAGATATAGCGTATTTTGATTTCCCTTCAGATGGCGTCGATAGAATTTCTCATGTAGGTATTGTTGTTAAAGACAATGAGGATGGAACTGTTTGGTGTATAGAAGGAAACACATCTTCAAAGAAGTCTGGAAGCCAAAGAAATGGCGGAGAAGTTTGCAAACAACTTCGTGCATATAAGAAAAATAAAGCTGGCGTTTTAATTTCAATTGTAGGGTTTGGAAGACCAAAGTTTGGTGCCTCAGCAGCACCAGCAAAAGCAGCAGCCCCAGCAAAAAAAGCGGCAGCATCTAAATCAAAGAAGTGCCCTACCTGTGGCAAATGAATAAATATTCTATTAAGATAGAGATAACAGCAGTCATTGAAGCTTTTAATGAAGATGATGCCAGAGACTATGTTAATGAAATATTTGGTACTGATGAAGAGGTTCAGTCAGTAAAAATTGCGAGTATAAAAGAGAAAAAATAGCTTGACTTCTCTTGCTGTCGTAATGTATAATTGTATAGATAAGGCAATTTAAAGATGCTAAACTTAACAGAGCGAGGCGTAGAAATTCTGATTAAAAGATCAAATAATTTTTACTGGAACAACTATAATTTAATAGCGTGGGAAAAAAATAGTAGCGGATATTTTAATCTCAAAGGTATTTATAGAAATAATTCCTGGGGAATCGCAAATGAGTTTCCAGTTAATTCCAAAGGTATATGGTCAATTCCGCTAAAACATGTCAGACATTTTAAATAAATTAAATTCAGACCAAGACTCTATAAGATGGTGGGATTTAGCAGCATGCAATGGAATGGATACCAACCTATTCTTTGATAAGTATGAGTCTGATGTTCAAATGGCTAATGCAATTGATCAGTGCTGCCTATCTTGCCCAGTTATAAGCATGTGCTACAAGTCTGGAGTAGATCAAGATGAGTACGGGGTTTGGGGCGGAGTGTTCCTATCTTCTGGACTGGTTGATAAAATCAAAAATGTACATAAAACTAAAGATACATGGAAGCAGCTAAAGGTAAAGCATGGTCTCTAATGTATATGATAATAAGCACTTTAAGTATGGAATGAATCAGTGGACTGGTGAACCTAATAAGCCAGTATTCTATACAGAAGAAATGAAAAAGAAAGTATGGGAGCTAAAGAAGCCTATGTTTCTTTTAATGGATATAGTAAAGTATCCAGACTTTCTAGCGTTAAGATTGTATGAAGATAACTTCATTCAGTTTGACGGGTTAGAAAAAGAAAAAGTTATTGATTATGTTACAAAAGTTAAAAAACTACTTGAGTCTTATGGTGTTCGAGTAGAACTTGAAGGGAAACCAACAAATTGAACGAAAAAATATTTTGTTATTCATGTAATAAAACAAAGAACAAGCTTAACTTAAAGAAGTCTTCTCTTCTACCGATTAATCTATTCCTTTGCCAAACATGCATAGACGAAAAGCTTGAGCCAAGATGGGTAGTTTTAATTGCTGGAAGGCAAAATGGACATGAATCAGTTAAGGATTTTATACAAAAAAGAAAGTACCTTGGATCAGAGATAACAGCTTCAGAGTTATTAATTTAAACTAAATATAAGGTATAATATGATATATAATGGAAATATCATACATAACCATAGTGGTTTCAATATTAGCGGCAAGCCTAAGTGGTTTTGGAACTGCTATTATTGCTGGAATTAGGGACGCCAAAAAAGAAAGAATTAGGCGGGAAGAAAAAGAAAAAGACCAGCTTAGATTAGATATAAAAGACCTTAAAATAGAGTTATATCAATTAGAAAAAGAATTAACTGAGTGGAAAGACAAATATTATAAAGCCATTCAAGATTTAATTGAAATGAAGTCTGAATTAGATAGTGTAATTAATCAATTAAATCACTTAGAATATCATGAGATGCTGGACACAGAATAATTAAAATAGTACAATAAAGGTATGACTTGTATTGTTGCTATTGCCCAGAGTGGTGTCGTTTATATGGCATCAGATCATGCTGCCTCAGATGATAAAACTGGTTGGATCCTGTCAAGAAAAGAACCAAAGTGTTTTAAAGTTGGTCAGTATGCTATTGCATTTACAGATTCATTTCGCATGGGGCAAATTCTTCAGTATATGTGGACTCCACCAAAATACACACCAACAAAAACTAATTCTGGATTAGATAAGTTTATGAGAACTAAGTTTGTTGATTCAGTCAAGGCTGCATTTAAAGAGCATGGATATGGAAGCATCGGATCATCCTCTGAGGAAGATACTGGTGGAATTTTTATAGTAGGCCTTGAAGGTAGAATCTTTACTATAGATGAAGACTTTCATGTTGGAGAAAACATAGTAAACTATATGGCAGAAGGAAGCGGCGGACAGATAGCACTAGGAGCACTTCATGCTACAAAGAATCAAAAGAACCCAAGACTCAGGCTTAAAGCAGCATTAGAAGCAGCAACTGAGTTTAATATGAGCGTAGCTGCCCCCTATACATACATTCAAGTTTAGTGTATAATTAGTTAATGGATATAAACGACTTAAGACCAGACTATTCAAAATCAATGGACATAAGAGGTGTACCAACACATGTATGTCCATGCGGTTGTGAAATATGGAACCTTAAAGTTATTTTTGATAGTTGTGAAATTGCAACTTATTTTTTAGATATGGAGTGTGCTAATTGTGGCACACTGGCAACAGCACCAACGCCACTGGATAGAGAAGAAGAAGAATGAGATCACAAAGAAGAATTGACATGCTAGAACTTGAACTGTACAAAATTAGAATTGAATTAGATATAATGCACGAAATAATGAGCAACGTTATAAACGTACAGACCCAAGCGGCGGAAGCAAGAAATATGGATTCTGGCAAGTGGTATCCACGCAAAAACCCAAATCAGAATTCCTGATCTGTTGACAAACACCACTCTATTTAGTAAGATTAGCTTTATGAAAAAACTAATAGCTACTATGGCACTAATCGCCACAACAATCGCAATCACAGTAATGCCTGCACAGGCAAATCTAAAGCCAAAAACAGTTGTACCAACATTGGCTATTTTAGACACAGCATTAGACACATCAATCCCATCAATTAAGTCAAGACTAGTTGCTGAGGTATGCATTTTAGATTGGGCATCATGTCCCAACAAAACTAAATTTATGGAGGGAA